GGCAACAGGCCGAAGATGCCAAAGCCCGGGGACTGGAAGAGCAGGTCTCGGCGGCACGGAAGAATAAGCAGCTTCTCGGACAGCAGCGGGCGATGATGGCCGCCAACGGGGTGGATTTGAGTTCGGCAACGCCTATGGAAATGTTTACGCAAACGGCAGAGTTCGGCGAAGAGGACAGGCAGACGATTATTGACAACACCAACCGCGAAGTCTGGGGATATAATACGCAGGCAACCTTGTACGACATAGCGGCCAAACAGGCGAAAAAGGCTGCCAAGCGCAACGCCATTTCTACTATTCTCGGCGGAGGAAGCAATTTGTTGTTTATGGGGGCTAAGTCGGGATGGTTTGGTGGAGGGAAAACATGAGCGGATATAACTCTCATTATAATCCGGCAACAACTGTTCCGGCCAGAAAACCCAAATATTAGTTTATTCTTGTTTTAATTATGATTTTAGATATTATTATGCAAAAGGAGATTAATTATGAAAACTTAACCAAAGCTCAAAAACTCTTAATAGTCCTGTCTATTTTATGGGAAATGTTTGCTTTGTTAAAGGTTACTTGGTACTTTTTCATCTTTATATGTATTGTTGGAGGGATTTCCTATGTTTTGAAATCAGTACCTCCGATAGTAATAAAAACTAATGAAAATACATCTGAACAAGTTTATGAACACACAACAAAACCGTGGGAAATGAACTGGGAACAAAATAAAACGAATAATATTATAAATGATGAAAAATAGTTTTAAAAACAAGTATAAGAGCAATAACTGTTAGATGTAGTAATTAAAACTCTTGTTGTATTGACTTTGTAATGAGTTTGTATTATAATTGTATTATATTTAATTGATTTTAGTGAGGAAAAAATGAATACAGTAATACAAGCCCGTATTGATACGGCCAGCAAAAAGGAAGCGGAAGCAATTCTCAATCAGATGGGAATGAGCCTGAACGATGGTATTCGTGTATTTATCCGTCAGGTTATTCATCAGCGGGCTTTGCCGTTCCGCCCGTCATTGCCGGAAATTCCGAACGAGGAAACCTGCAAAGCGATGCAACGCGCCGATGATTATATTTCCGGTAAAAACCGGGATGGATTCCGCACTTTTGAAACTGTTGATGAGGCGATGGCTGATTTGTTAAGCGAGGAAGACTAATAATGCTGAAAGTTGTTTACGACGGCCATTTTAAACGTCAACTTAAGAGTTATCAGAAAAAACGATACAATATGCAAACATTCCAAACGGTTTTGGTAAGTTTGGCGCAAGAGGAAACTTTGCCGGCGAAGTATAAAGACCATGCCTTAAGCGGTAACTGGCAAGGGCATCGAGAATGCCACATCGGCCCTGATTGGCTGCTGATATATAAGGTGACCGAAGAAAATCTGGTGCTTGTGGCAACCGGTTCACACGATGAGTTATTTAGATAACTGAACGAGAAAACAAATTAAACCCTGCTTTTTAGCAGGGTTTTTTTTATGGAGTAAAAAAGAAAATGGTTGAAACGCGTTTCGATAAAATCGTTGTTAGGTCAAAATTGCCGACACCGTTTGCCAATGCCGAGGCTTTTGGTGCCGGAACTGCCAGAGCTCTGCAACGCACCGGTGCCGTTATGGCAAATGTGTCAAACAAAGCATTGGACGAGATTGACCGGCAGAAGCAGAAAGACGCCGTCAACAAGGGAATGCAGTTTGAAAACTCTTTTGAAAAGCTGCGCCGCGAAAAAGTGAACAAGGATTATTTGACACGCAAAGGGCAAGCAGCGCTTGGCACGACGGCAGCATGGGAAAAAGACGCGGAAGAATGGTATAATCAGGCCAAAGAACAGGTTACCAATGATTACGACCAGAAAATTTTAGATGAAATATACCGCCGCCGCAACGGCACAACGCTGGATACGCTGACCCGCTTTGAAGCACAGGAGAAAGAGCGCTATTATGAAGAAAACACCGCTAACCGCCTGAAATCGGCGCTGGACGACGCTCTGGCAAATTATAAGGATGACAGACTGGTGGCACAGGCTTATAACTCCGGGCTTGCCGCCTTGCGAGTCAATTATGCCGACCGGCCGGATTTGCTGTCAGCCAAAGAAAAGGCCTATAAAAGCGATTTTTATAAAACGCAGACCCTGCGACGGGCCGACGATGACGCCATAGGCGCAGCCGCTTATTATCAACAGCACAAAGCGCAGATTGCCGGCTCCGAACATCAAGCGATTGAACAGTTGCTTGACAGGCGCAAACAGTTTCAGGCCGAGCTTCCTTATAAAATGCTGGAAAAGCAGGTTAAGGCGGCGGATATGCAGGTAAAAATCAACCAACATAAAAATCAGCTGGATTTTGATAAACAGACCGCCGGAATGGATGACAGCGGAAAACTTCGGTATTTGCAGGAAAACGAAGCGCAATATTCTGGCACCTGGTTTAAAGCTAAACAGAAAGCCCTGCTGTCGGCTAAGGGAATCACCGCCGAGACCCGGGCAGAAACGGCGCAAGAGATTTTGCTGGATATCGCCCTGCTGGATAAAAACAACGAAGTCGATTATTTGAACGGCGCGCAAAAGGTTCTGACAAAAATTGAAAATGAATATGCCGAAGGCCGGTTGTCGCCGACAGACCGTAAGACCTTAACCGCGCAGGTTTACAGGGAACAAAGCAAACAGGTCGATTATCTGAAAACAAACGAGGATGACAACGCATGGTGGCGTTTGGGTGACTTCACCTATAAGGACGCTAATGATTATATTGAAGAAAATTCTTCAGTTCCGGGACAAAGCGGAAAAATCTTACTTGAGTATTTCAGACAAATTAATAACGGTACATATGATAATCAGCAAAAACGCAATGTATTACAAAGTTTGGTAAGCAGAGCCAATGCTGACGAATTAAACCTTCCGGCTTTTGCTTCTATTGATGAGGCGAAAGCGGCATTTTCTGCCGGAAGAATCAAAAAAGGCGATAAAATATATATAAACGGCGTAAGAGGTACAATATAATGAGCAGCTTTAGTTTTATTCCTGATAAAATCCAAACTCCGGCAAATAATTTACCGGAGTTTTCTTTTGTTCCTGATTCTGCACAGCCGGATTTTTCAAAGATTAAAGGAAAAGATGCTGTAAATTCGAATAATCCTATAGGATTATTAACTCGTGCCGCTAAATCCATGCTTGCAAATATTAATCCTGTTGCAAATGCCGGAGCCAATTTGGGTGTTAATCTTGGTAAAAGTGTCGTACAGAATCCCGGAATCATAAGCAATTATGTGACACAAATTCCCAAAACTATTATCGGCGCAGGTATGGAACTGGGTAAAACCGCAAAAAACGTTGTTCATGATGTTTCCGAAAAATTAGATGAAGAATCTCTTTATGATTTTCAAATCCCAAATGAAGATGATACCTTAGGCGCATTTAGTAAAGAAGCAGTGCGCGGCGCTGCTGCGGAGATTGCTGTTAATACGCCGAAAATGGCATCGGATTTGGCTTATTGGCTGGGAACAAATATGCGTGATCCTGACAGCGGCCAAACTAATACCTTGTCTGACGGTTTTTTAATGCTTGCTGAAACTTTTAAGAATATAGCTGACTACATGGGAGATGTGGATATTCTCAAATCTCAGGTAAAAGCACCGGAAACAGGACGTTTATCTTGGGGAAATATCGGTAATATTGCCGGACATGGCATGGGACAAGGCGTTACTATGGCTGTTATGGCAAGAACAATGGGGGTTAAATCAGCCTATGGCTTTTATGCCTTGGCCGGCGGTGCCGAGGTGTTTAAAGAAAGTTACAGCCAAAATGAAGACTTGGGCAAAGCTAATACTCTTGCCGCAATAAATTCCGCTACAACTTATATGATTGACCGTTGGTTTGATCCGTTGCCGGAAAATATTGCTGCCGGAGCAAAATTGACGGCGCGTCAAGTTGCTAAAGAAATGGCAAAATCTGCGATAAAAGAACCTTTATCAGAGGGAACACAACAAATTTTTGCTGAAAATCTTGTCCGTAAAATCGGAATTGACTCAGAACAGAGTCTGTTTGAGGGTGTTATTGAATCAATGATTGGAGCCTTGGGAGGCGCTGCAGCGATGAGCGGTGTTTCCGGTTTGGCCGCCTATTCTGCGGAGCATTCCTGGAAACGAGCCAAACAGAAAGCCTTGGAACTCGGAGCTGATCCAATGGAAGTTGAACAATACCGCCGGGCAACAGAAGAGAGATTGCGCCATCATCCCGAGGTTTTTGATGTCGTTTTCCAACAGAATGCCCAACAAACAGTTAATGAAATCAATCAATTTGTTAAAAGCAACGGAAGTCCTGAAGAGGTTCGCCATAAGTTAGAAGTAAAAGCGGAGCTTGAAGAGGTATATCAAAGGGTTTTCGACCGGATTAAAACAAGCGACAACGACAAAGTTGCTGCGGCTCAGGCAAAGGTTGTTCAGGGTGTGGCCTTGTGGGGAAGCCAAGAGCTTGGAATCTCCCCGCTGGAATATTTTGAACAGCGTTTTCCGCGAATTGAAAAAGTAGCATACAGAGATTTTGCTCGCCGTTTGAACGAGGCAAAGCGTGCCGGAGAGGTTGCTGAAATCAATTTGTATGAGGCTTTGAAAAATCCGGACCTTCTGAAAGGGCAGAAAGTCAAAGACAATCGTCAAAGCCTGACGCAGTTTTTGAAACAAAACGGCGGATTAAAAGATTTTGGCGGCGAATTAAAGGCTATGGATGGTGACAAACAGGTTATTGGATTAATCAATAACAAAAACGGCCGGAATCTTGACGATATGGCGCTGGCTGCGTGGGAAGCCGGATATTTTCCGCAAAGCAGCGAACGGCCGACGGTTAATGATTTGCTGGACGCTATCGGCGAAGAATTGAGCGGCCGCAAACGGTATAATGAAGAGGCGCCGTATAGTCTGGAAAATGAAGTCAACCAACTGGCCGAAGATTTGGACCGCATAAATATTGACTGGCGCAACATGGAAGCCCCGGAAATTGAGATGGCTGTCGATGCCTATATGGAACGGCAGCGCGCCTATAATGAGGAAATGGGACAGGATGATACCGACAACGAGGAACTGGCTTGGTTTCAGGGAAAATTTGCGGATAATGGGCGCAACGTGGAGCTGACAATCAATTCAAGTGAGGAAATGCAAGGGCTTTCCGATGAAGATTTTAAGAACAAAATGCTTGATACGCTTAAATCTTTTAAGGGGAACAAAATTTTCAACCAGTCTTTGAACGGCGATATTGAAATCAGGACATCATCAATAAAGAAGTATAAGAGCTTTTTTGCCGACAAGAATAAGCGGCTGATTGTGCCTTATATTCCAGAACTGTTGGAAAAGGCAAAGTTTGTCAGTGAAAACACTTATACACCGGAGACTGAAAGCAACATCATTGCTTATTGGAAAGCAGACTTACCAATAAATATTGATGATGATACTTATAATGTTCATTTGACGGTTAAAGAAGATAATAATGGTAATTTTTTCTGGGATGCGCAGGTAAAAGAAAAAGCCCCTCGCACCGATCCGGCTACAAATCCGGGGGATAAGGGGCTTAAAACTGATAAATCAGTTTATAAAGACAGTATAAGCCTTGAGAACAAAAATGTCAATAAGCCTTTGTATCAGTCTGCGTTTGCCGGTTCTCGCGTTGACTATAACCGCCCAAGTCTGGAGGCAATCGGTTCCGGCGAGGGAAATCAAGCGCATGGCTGGGGACTTTATTATGCTCTAAACAAAGAGGTCGCAGAGGGGTATAGAAAGAAGTTTATAACCGGAGATTCCCTATATGACAATTATTCATACAAAGGAAACAAAGAGCTTTCTTATACTGAAGATGAAACATTAGCAAGTATTGTTGGAGTTGTTATATCTGAAAATAAAAGCATTGAAGATGTTATTAAGGAAAAAATAGTAGATTATGAAAAGACAATTCAAGTTAATGAGGAAAATATTGAAGACAATCCAGAATTTCGGCAGGAGATAATAAACGATAGCAAAGAGGCTATTGTTTTCTTGAAAAATCTTAATCCTGATGATGTTGAAATAAACAAGGGGCAAACTCATGAGGTTGATATTCCAGAAAGTCCGTATTTGCTGGATGAACAATTATCTTTTGACAAGCAATCGGAAATAGTTAAAAAAGCTATTAACGATATTTTAGTAAGCGGTGATTTTGCAAATTTGCAGCGATTAGTAAGCCGAAATGAAGCTGGCGATATGATTTATGAAAGTCTTGCTCTTGACTTGCAGCAACAACAAGAAAGCGAGCAAAGACAATATAAAAACGCTTCGTTACTTTTGGAAAAATACGGTATTAAAGGCATAACCTATGACGGGCGGCAAGACGGACGGTGCTTTGTCATCTTTAATCCTGCCGATGTTAAAGTTATTCAGAAGTTTTATCAAGACGGTGCTGATACTCTGTATCGGGATCCCAAAGGGGCATATAGTCAGAGAATAGACCGCCGGGCCATTATTTCGCTGTTTGAACGGGCGGATGCTTCAACCTTTATGCACGAAACCGCACATTTCTTCTTTGAGGAATTAAAGGCTTTTGCGCCGACAAGCGAAAAATCTGCCAAGATGCTGGAAACGGTTAATGACTGGCTGGGCAGCAACGGCGCAAGCTATACAGTAGAGCAAACAGAGCAATTTGCCCGCGGCTTTGAACAGTATCTGCGCGAGGGAAAAGCGCCGAGCAACTATCTGAAACGGGTGTTTGACGCATTTATGAATTGGATGCGGAATCTGTACAAGACGGCAAAAGAGCTTAATGTCAAGCTGAACGACGAGGTTCGCGGCGTTTATAGTGAAATATTGGGCGGTACGAATCTGGACAAATATATGGACGCTCCGGTTTCCGAGGTTTTAGGGAATACCAAAAAATATTGGAAAGCCAAGCGCGAGGCGATGGACGATATTTATAAACAGAATGTTGATGCCAAAAAAACGGCGGAGCGATTGTTTAAGCGCGGACGGGAAACGATGCAGAATATTTATACTGATATGCGCAACTATTTGTCTGACGCCATTGTGCCGCTGGAAGAAGAAATCAAACAGATTTCGCCGGAGTTGTATAATATGAACCGCCGGCTGGAGATTGACAAGCTGCAGAAAACAAGTGCGTATTATAAACGGGTAAAAGGGTTTGTTGACGGTATGCAGAAAATGGATGCCCCGGATTTCTACACCTTTGACCTTGCCTTGAAAAATCGTGATGTTGATACGGTGCAACGCCTGCTGGAAAAATATGCCCTGACGGACGGGTTTGCAGAAGTCAGGAATATTTTGGACGATTTACGCGAACAAATGATTGACGTCGGGGTGGATGTGGCCTATATGCCGGATTATTTTCCGCGCAAAATTAAGGATGCTGACGGTTTGCTTGATTATGTGGAACAGGAGTTTGGCGACCGTCAGGAATATTCAATTATTCAAAAAATGATTGAGGAAAAGCGCAAAGACGGCCGGATCAGAACCAAAGAGGACGAAGCACAGATTGTCAATTCGTTAATACGAGGTTACGCCGGCGGCATAAGCATTGCCAAAATCAGCAACGTTAAAGAACGTTCGATTGATATTGTCGACCAGCATATGAACCGCTTTTATAAGGTCTCGACAGATGCTTTGACCGATTATATTTCGGGAGCAGTACAGATGATTGAGAATAAAAAGTATTTTGGCCGGGAAACCAAAGAACTGCAAAATCTGCGCCGGATGGTAGCAAACCGGGAAACAACAATCGCAGATTATAAGGCAATGGAACCCAAAGAAGCCAAATGGAAGGAAATTAAGACGAGAAACTATAAAATCGGTGCGGTGGAAGCGCAAATTAGAAACACTTATGATAAAGATGTTAAAGCCGAATTGCAGGACCGCAAGACTAAACTTGAAGCTGAAGTCGAGTTTTTACGCAACCGCCGGGCCGAACAGGTCAAAGAAATTGCCATTAACCGCATGGAAGTCGAGCTGGCGCAGGTTAAAAAAGAAGTTGATGACTTGGCGGACAGTAAAATTGAAAATTCGGTCGGTAATCTGCTTCTGGAAATGGCCGAACAGGGAAAAATAAGCCATACACAGGAATTGCGCTTAAAAGAACTATTGTTGGCGCGTTTTTCCAATCAGGGATTGGGAAATGAATTTTTACGGTTGTTGCGTGATGGCGGCTATATTTGGACGTTGGGAAACTTTGAAAGTGCAATTACGCAGTTTGGCGACCTTGGAACCTCTGCTTACAAAAACGGTCTATGGAATACGGCTTTCGAATATATAAAGGCTTGGCAGGGAAAGTCCGAGATTACGATTGATGATTTGGGGCTTGAAAAGATTATCCAAGACGGAGGTTATGCGGATACAAGCGCATGGTCTAAGGCTTTGGACAAAGTGCTGAAATATACCGGATTTGAAAAAATGGATAAGATTGCCAAACAAACGTTGGTTAATTCGGCAATCAGAAAGGCCCGAGCAGATGCAAAGGCGGAGAGTCCGGAGCTGGAAACCTATCTGCGGCATGAGTTTGGTGAAAAGTGGGTTGATATTAAAGAAGATTTGAAAACCGGCGCTGTAACCGATGAGATTATGGAATATGCCATGTTTCAGCTTCTGGACGTTCAACCGATTACAATCGACCAGATGCCGCGGTATTATGCCGAGGGCGGTAAAAAAAGGCTGTTCTACATGATGAAGTCTTATTTTATCAAACAACTCAACGAATATCGCAAGATTTGTTTTGAAACGGCAAAATCTAATCCGCGCAAGGCGGTGGTCGATATGACCCGGCTGACGGTTTACCTGATGTTGTTCAATGCCGGGGCAGATGTGTTGAAAGATTTATTGTTCGGCCGTCCCGTTAACGTGCCGGATTCGTTGGTGGATAATATTTTTATCGGCGGGTCAATTAACCGTTATCAGGCCATGAGTGTTAAGCGTGAAGGATTATTTAAGACTTTACAAAAGCAGTTGCTTTTTCCGGTTATGATGGACGAACTTATCGTTGATATGTTAGGAAATAAAGAGATCAAAGATTGGAATACATGGAAAAATGTACCCTTAGTCGGACGACCTTATTATTGGTGGTTTGGTGGCGGACACTTGAAAATCCTAAAAGAAGAGAAAAAGCGGCGCAAACAACGGCGGCGTAATGATAAATAATGCAGGCAGCTTTTAGCTGCCTTTTTTATGAAAGGAAAAAAATAATGGGTATAAATGTCACTCATATCAAAGATACGTTATTAGCAGATGGCGTTAATAAGCTTTTTCCATTTACTTTTCCGGCGATGGACAAAGCGGATGTTAAATGCCTGTATGTTTTGCCGAGCGGAGAGGAAACAGACCTTTTGGCGGCTGAATATGAAGTCAGGCTGACGGACACCGGCGGCGAAGTGACTTATCCGCTGACCGGGGATGCGCTGGCAGAAGGCTGCAAACTGGTTATTTACCGAGAAACGCCGCGGACAACTGATTATAATCCGCAAAACACGACAACGTTTGATGCCGAGACAATCAGCAAGGAAATTGAACGTTTGACGATGGAAAATCAGGAACAGGATGAAAAGCTGTCCCGGGCGGTTTCCATCAGTATTGGGTCGGAGGCTGACCCGAAAGAGTATCTGAACGAAGTTAACAAAATGCTGACTAATGCCCGCGAGCTGCAGGAAATGGCCGTCAAAACCAGCGAGGAAACATTGGATGAGGCGGAAAAGCAAAAGAATGCTGCCGCTTCCAGTGCTGCAGCGGCAGCCTCTTCAGAACAATCGGCTTTTGAAACGGTGAATGGCTTTGATGAACATGCGGCCGCCAAAATAGAAGAGTATAATATGAATGCAACGGCTAAAACCGATGCTTTTAATAATAATGCGGAGCAAAAGCAAGCGGCGGTGGATGCAAATGCCGAACTGGCGAGGAAATATGCGCAGGGCAGCCTTGATGAAATGGCATCAGGCTCGGCAAAGTATTGGAAAGAACAGGCCGAAAAAATATACAACCGAACCGATGTTGAGGCGCAGTCTGTTTATCAAGAGCGCGTCGTATTGACAGATACTGTAATTGCTGTTCATGAGCGTAAATGTCGATATTTTCGCGAGGTGGCTTCAGGCGATGCCTATACGCTTGATTTGTCAGAAATAAAGCAAACTGACCGAGATATTACTATTGAACTGATTTTGAAGATGTCAGAGCCCATGCCGGTCGATTTGACAGGAATTCTCGGCAGTGTTGGCAAGTGGATGAATGATGATGTGCCGGACTTCTCAGAAGCCGGTGAATATTGGCTGGCGTTTGTATCCTCAGATGGCGGCAAAACTTGGCGCGGTTCAAACGAAGGTATGTTTATTTTATAAAGGGTAAAACAATGTATGCAAAATTTATCGATGAAAATACGATTGAAGCGGCTCCGAATGTAAAAGACGGGGCCTTTTTTAATTATAACAGCGATTCTAATCGTAATATGATGCTTGCTGACGGATACCTTCCGGTTGAGGAAACTCCGGCACCGGCAGCAAATTTTCAATGCAAATATCGGTTAGACGCCGATAAAATCACTATGTGGTGGCAGGAAGTTATCAAACCTGTATCCATGGAGGAACTGCGGCAAAATAAAATGATAGAACTGCAGCAGGAATTTTGGGAGCGAAAAACGACCGAAACAGCGGAATATCAAGGTATGACTTTCTCTATTCATGACGTTGCCAAGCAGAATCTTACTTCTGTCGTGGTTTTGGCACAAACATTGGGTGGCGACATTCAATACTGCGAAGCTGACGGAACGGTTCACAGCTTTACGTTGGAAGAGTTCAAGCCGGTGGCTTTGGCCGTCAGCAATAAAATGAAAGCGCTGGAATTTCGCTATTATGAGCTTGAAAAAGCCATACTGGCAGCCAACGATGAAAAAGAGCTGGAGGCTGTATCATGGGAACAGTAATAGGCTATCCGTTTCTGGATTCGCTCGACTTTGCGGTTTGGCAGGACAAATATGTCACATTGAAAGCTCTTAAATATGACAAAATCGAAGTTCCCAAAGGGTTCATCTTTGACGGCGTGACGGTAAAGGCACCGTTTACGGTCATATTCAGCAATAAAGATTTGCGCAAAGGCATAAGAGCCAGTTGCTTTCATGACTGGATGTGCAGGCACAAACAGGATTATCGGCGCAGCTATGCGACCGGAGTCTTAGTTAAATTATGGCATAAGAACGGACTTGGAATGGTCAAAGCCGGCATTGTCTATATATGTGTTGAAGTTTATCAATTATTTAAAAAGTGGAAGTAAAACGGAGTTTGGAATGACTAAAAATGGCGGAAATCTAGGGGGGGGGAACGCTGCCGAGCCCTCTTAAATGAACATTCAAACAGTCGCGTCAGTCGGATTCAGGAGGCTGGCGATGGGGATTAAAACTGCAATTCACCCTTTAGGGGGAAGTAAAAAAGCCGCATATAAGCCGGGTACAGTCGTTGATAAGAAAAACGGAGCAGCTGTTTATGATAATGCGAAGCAGGGTATTGGGCTGTATTATCTTAAACTTGCCGCAGGTGGCGGCTGGGGTTCTGTTGGGTATTATAACAATCCGGGAGGCGGCGCAGGCGCTGCTTGGGAGGGGTATATCTTTTTAAGAAAAGAAACCCACTTAGTCATTAATGCCGGAGCAGCAGGACAACCCTCTTCTTTATATATAAACGATTTGAATGTAATGACCTTGGGGCGTGGCAATAATAACGGCGGTGGCGGCGGAATAAGTTTGAATGCGGAAGTTCTTGATGTGGTTAGAACGGATATTGCTTATAACGGTGGCGGCGGTGGTGGTAACTGGTCCCCCGGTAAATCGGGATCCACTGAAGGCTGGGGGGCCGGCGCAGCCCCGAATAAAACACCTGCTTCCGGCGGTTTTTACTTAGAGTATAAAGGTTTACAAAGGAAAATAAAATGAAAGGTTAAAAATATGGTGCGAACAGCTATTCATCCATTGGGATTTCATGCAAAAAATTTATACAAAGTTGGGGAAGTTATCGCGGAATATAAGACCGCAACTGTTGAACAACTTTTAAAAATGAAGGGTAAAATAGTGGCTTCTTTAGAGTTGGTTGGTGCCGGTGGCGGGTATGGTGGTAACTCAACGCCAGATGGCTCATATTGGGCAGCAACCGGAACTGGCGGAAGCGGAGCAGCTTTTGTCGGTATTATTGAGATTATGCCCGGCGTTCTAAAGCTCAAAGTTGGTCTTGGTGGTAAGAATGCCTCTGGTAATTTGAGTAAAGGAACTCCTGGAGGAACTTCCTACTTAACTGTTTCGGATAAAAGCATTTCCGCCGGCGGTGGTGATGCTGCTTCGGCTGTAGGAAACTCTTGGAACAGCGGCGGTGGCGTCGGCGGTGTTCTTAAGATCTCGGATAACAGCATTGTAAAGTCCAGAACCGTTTCTGCTAATGGCAAAACCGGCCCGTCCAAGTGGTCGCTCTACGGTCTGCAAAATGGCGCTGCTTCTGTTTATAAAAGTTATGGTGAGGGTTGTAAACAACCAACATCAGGTATTAGCTCTAAAGGAGGCGATGGCTACCTACGTCTTATTTATCTTGGGCGGCGATATGTTAGCGGGAAATCCGAAGAATTGGCTGCAACATTTAGGAAATAGGAGATTATTATGGATGGGTTAAGTTATGAGATAGTTCTTCAAATTGTTATACAGGCGGTATCAATTACTGCCGTTGTCGTAACAGTTAAATGTAATCAGCGTTTTTTTGAGGAAAAACTGACAAATCTTGAAAAGAAGCAGGATAAGCACAATTCTTTAATCGAGCGGATGGTGAAAGTCGAACAATCGGATAAGTCTGCTCATCACCGAATAGATGAGAACACCATGCGTTTAGATAAAATATGGGAGAATATTCATGAAAGCAACGCAATTAACCGAGCAGGTCATTATACCGGCTTTGAAAAAGATTAACCTCTTTTCGCCGCAAGCCGCGATGCTGGTTTTGGGCACAGCTTGCGTTGAAAGTCAGTGCGGTGAATATATCCGCCAGCTGGGCAATGCTCCGGCGCTGGGTATTTTCCAAATCGAACTGGCAACCTACAAGGATTTAATGCAGAATTATCTTGCCTATCGGCCGGGACTTAAAGCCAAATTAATGGCTTTATATTGTGAGGGAATGACGGCTGCAGAAAATTTAACCTGCAATCTGATGTTTCAAGCTGCCGTCTGCCGATTGCTATATTACCGCATGCCTCAGGTGATTCCATCAGATTTGGCAGGAATGGCTGAGTATTGGAAAAAGTATTATAACACCAACAAAGGGAAAGGAACGCCGGAAAAGTTTATAGCGGCGTATAAAAGGTATGCAAATGACTAAAAACCGATTCTTAGAAATTTTTCAAGGACGAAACGGACAGATGTCGGCGAAGCGGGTATTCGGCGGCATTTTTTGTGTAAGCTGCATTACAGCAGCCTTTCTGTATTATCCGTTTGAAACGGTTTGTTTTCTCGGTGGTTCCGGTCTGTCTTTGCTGGGTGCCGGTTTAGCGGAGCGGAAGAAATGAAGAAAATGATAGCAATTTTAGTTTTTGCTTTGCTACTGGCGACTGCAGTAGCAAAGCATTTTTATAATAAAAGCGCATCTTTTGAAGCTGTCTATGAAGCGGAAAAGGAAGCGCATAATGCTCTTAAACTTAAGCGCAAACAGGAGAATGAAAATGCGAAAAGGCTATCTGAAATCAAAAAGGAAAGTTTTAACAATCAAAAAGCTGATTATCGCAGTTGGGCTGATAAGTCTGTACCTGATGATTTTAAGCTGCTCATGCGGGCAGCCATCAAGTGAAA